CGACTACACGGTCGGCAACCGGACGCACCGCTTCGACGTCACCGGGCCGGCGCCGGCGGTGTGCCATCTGCGCAGCTTCCACCCCCAGGACGACCACTACGGCTTCTCGCCGCTGCAGGCGGCGGCGACCGCGATCGACGTGCACAATTCCGCCTCGCGCTGGTCGAAGGCGCTGCTCGACAACGCCGCCCGGCCCTCGGGCGCGATCGTCTACCGCGGCGCCGACGGCGGCGGCGGGCTGACCGCCGAGCAGTACGACCGGCTGGTGACCGAGATGGAGGCGCACCACCAGGGGGCCCGCAACGCCGGCCGGCCGATGCTGCTGGAGGGGGGGCTGGACTGGAAGCCGATGGGCTTCTCGCCCTCGGACATGGAGTTCCAGAAGACCAAGGAGGCGGCGGCGCGCGAGATCGCCATCGCCTTCGGCGTACCGCCGATGCTCATCGGCATCCCGGGCGAGGCGACCTATGCCAACTACCAGGAGGCGCACCGCGCCTTCTACCGGCTGACGGTGGTGCCGCTGGCGGCGCGGGTGGTGGCGGCAGTTGCCGAGTGGCTGGCGCGCTTCACCGGCGAGGCGGTCGACCTGCGCCCGGACCTCGACCGGGTGCCGGCGCTGGCCGGCGAGCGTGATCAGCACTGGGCGCGCGTCGGCGGTGCCGGCTTCCTGACCGATGCCGAGAAGCGGGCCCAGCTTGGCCTGCCGCCACGGCCGGAGCAGGCATGAGCGGACACCGGCCCGCAGGGGGATCGCGATTTCTCTACGACAGCTTCGACGCCGCTGCGGCGCGCATCGAGGCCAACGAGCGGGTCGCCGAGGAGCGCTGGGCGGCGCTGGAATACCGGCTGGGGCAGATCGAGACGGCGCTCGACCGGCTGGAGCGGCGGCTGTGGCTGGGCGTCTACGGGGCGGCCGCCTTTCTGCTGGCCCAGGGCGTCGAGGCGCTGATCGGGGCACTGGGAAAGTGAGGGGGACGATGCAGGGGAACGATCCGGGCGGCGGGCTGGAACGCAAGTTCCACCGCCCCGAGGCGGGGCTGACGGTGGAGGACGGCACGGTGGTGTCGGGCTACGCGTCGGTCTTCGGGCGCCGCGACCAGGGTGGCGACGTGGTGCTGCCGGGGGCCTACGGGGCCTCGCTCGCCCGGCTGGCGGGGGCGGGGCGGCGGGTGAAGATGCTCTGGCAGCACGACCCAGGCCAGCCGATCGGCGTCTGGCAGGAGGTGCGCGAGGACGACCGCGGCCTGTGGGTGAAGGGCCGGCTCCTGGCCGACGTCGCCCGCGGCCGCGAGGCGGCGGCGCTTCTGGCCGCGGGCGCCATCGACGGGCTGTCGATCGGCTACCGCACGGTGAAGGCCGAGCGGGGGGCGGAGGGCGAGCGGCGGCTGGCCGAGATCGACCTCTGGGAGGTGTCGCTGGTCACCTTCCCGATGCTGCCCGAGGCGCGCGTGAACGCCAAGCACGAGGCCGCGGGCGAGGCGGTGCTTCACGATCTGGCGGCGGCCCTGGAGGAGGCACGCCGGATGCTGGCCGGGGCGGCCGGCGATCTCGACCTCCCGAGGAAGGTGACGCGATGAGTGCGACCGGACAAGCGCCCGGGGCCGAGGCGGCGAAGGCCGCCCTGGCCGGGTTTCTGAGCGACTTCAGGAGCTTTCAGGACGACCTGAAGGCGAGGCTGCAACTTCAGGAAGAGCGACTGACCATGCTGGACCGCAAGACGATCTCTCCCGCCCGCCCGCATCTCGCGGCGGCCGAGCCGCAGGGCCTGCACCGCAAGGCGTTCGACGCCTACCTGCGGTCGGGCGACGACGACGGGCTGCGCGGCCTTGTCCTCGAGGGCAAAGGGATGAGCACCGCCGTCAACGGCGACGGCGGCTATCTTGTCGACCCGCAGACTTCCGAGACGATCCGCTCGGTGCTGCGGGGGGCGGCCTCGGTCCGCGCCATCGCCAATGTAGTGACGGTGGAGGCGATCGCCTACGACGTGCTGGTCGACCGCACCGAGCTCGGCTCGGGGTGGACCGACGAGAGTTCGACCATCACCGAGACCGCCACCCCGACGATCGAGCGCATCTCGATCCCGCTGCACGAGCTGACGGCGATGCCCAAGGCGAGCCAGCGGCTTCTGGACGATTCGGCCTTCGACATCGAGGGCTGGCTGGCGGCGCGGATCGCCGACCGCTTCGCCCGTGCCGAGGCGGCCGCCTTTGTCACCGGCGACGGGACGGGCAAGCCCAAGGGGTTTCTCGACCATCCGAAGGTGGCGGAGGACAGCTGGGCCTGGGGCAACCTCGGCTATGTCGCGACCGGCGCGGCGGGGGACTTCAACGCCACCAACCCGGCCGACGCGATCGTCGACCTCGTCTATGCGCTGGCCGCTGGTTACCGTGCCAATGCGAGCTTCGTAATGAACTCCAAGACCGCCGGCGCGGTCCGCAAGATGAAGGACACCGACGGCCGCTTCCTGTGGTCGGACGGGCTGGCGGCCGGCGAGCCGGCGCGGCTGATGGGATATCCGGTGCTGATCGCCGAGGACATGCCCGACATCGGCGCCGGCGCCTATGCGGTGGCCTTCGGCGACTTCCGCGCCGGCTACACCATCGCCGACCGGCCCGACCTGCGCATCCTGCGCGACCCGTTCTCGGCAAAGCCGCATGTGCTGTTCTACGCCAGCAAGCGGGTGGGCGGAGATGTCAGCGACTTCGCGGCGATCAAACTGCTGAAGTTCGCGGTCTCCTGACCGGCAAGGGGCCCGCCCCGCGCGAGGCGGGGCGGGCCGCACAGGTTTTGCGGGGGGCTTTGATGCTGACCGAACTGACCGGCGTGCCCGACGGCGCGCTGCCGGTGGCGGATTTCCGGGCCCATCTGCGGCTCGGCACCGGCTTTGCCGACGACAGCGTGCAGGATGCGCTGGTCGGCAGCTACCTTCGGGCGGCCATGGCGGCGGTCGAGGGGCGCACCGGAAAGGTGCTCATCGCCCGCGACTTCCGCCTGACCCTGGCGGACTGGCGCGACGCCGAGGGGCAGGACATGCCGGTGGCGCCGGTCACCGCGATCCTGTCGGTGGTGCTGACCGATCTCTCCGGCCAGCCGGCGACGGTGGACCCCGCGCGCTACCGGCTGGTGGCCGACACCCACCGGCCGCGGCTGACCGGCGCGGGGTGGCTCTTGCCCGCCGTACCGTCGGGGGGAAGCGTGGCGGTGGATTTCACAGCCGGCTTCGGGGCGGCCTGGGGCGAGGTGCCGGCCGACCTGCGGCAGGCCGTGTTCCTGCTGGCCGCGCACTACCACGAGCAGCGCCACCAGCTCGAGGGGGGCGAGAGCGCGATGCCCTTCGGGGTGATGGCGCTGCTCGCGCGCTGGCGGAGCCCGCGGCTTCTGGGCGGCGCGGGGGGGCGGGCGCGATGAGGCCCTTCAATGCGACCCGGCCGCTGGTGCTCGAGGCGGCCTTGCGGGTGCCCGACGCCAGCGGCGGATACGCGGAGACATGGCAGGCGGTGGGCACGCTCTGGGCCGACATCCGGCCGGGGAGCGGCCGGCGGGAGGCCGACGAGTTCGCGGCGAGGGCTGCGCTGCCGCTGCGGGTGCATGTGCGGGGGGCACCGGCGGGTGCGCCGTCGCGCCCGCTGGCGGGACAGCGGTTCCGAGAGGGCGCGCGGGTCTACGCGATCCATGCCGTGGCCGAGGCCGACCCGCGCGGAGCCTGGCTGGTCTGCCACTGTCTCGAGGAGGTTCCGGCATGAGCTACGGGGCGGCAGCGGCGCTGCAGGCGGCGGTGCACGCGCGACTGGTGGCCGATGCGGCGCTGGGCGGGCTGGTCGGTACGGCCATCCACGACGCGATCCCGCCCGGCACCGCGGCGGGGCTGCATGTGGCACTCGGCCCCGAGGTGGTGCGTGACCGGTCCGACCAGACTGGCGCGGGGGCCGAGCACGACTTCACGGTCAGCGTCATCGGCGGGCCCGGCGGGTTCGAGCGTGCCAAGGCGGCGGCAGCGGCGGTGTCGGATGCGCTGGTGGATGCGCCGCTTGCCCTGTCGCGGGGCCGGCTGGTGGGGCTGTGGTTCCTGGCGGCACGGGCAGTCAGGCAGCGTGACGGCGGGCGGCGGATCGACCTTACGTTCCGCGCGAGGATCGAGGATTGAGGAGACGGCGATGGGTGCCCAGAGCGGCAAGGACCTTCTGATCAAGCTCGACCTGACCGGCGACGGCCAGTTCGAGACGGTGGCCGGGCTGCGCGCGACGCGCATCAGCTTCAACGCCGAGACCGTCGACGTCACAAGCCTGGAGAGCCAGGGCGGATGGCGCGAGCTGCTGGCCGGGGCCGGGGTGAAGTCGGCCGCGATCGCCGGCTCGGGCGTCTTCCGCGACGCCAACACCGACGAGCGGGCGCGCCAGATCTTCTTCGACGGCGAGGTGCCGCGGTTCCAGGTTATCATCCCCGGCTTCGGCATCGTCGAGGGGCCGTTCCAGATCACCGCGATCGAGTATGCCGGCAGCCACAACGGCGAGGCCACCTACGAGCTGTCGCTCGCCTCGGCCGGCGTGTTGACGTTCACGGCGCTGTGATGGCGAACCCCTGGGCGGGCGAGGTGGCGCTGGTGCTCGACGGGCGACGCCAACTCTGCAGGCTGACGCTCGGTGCGCTTGCCGAGCTCGAGGTCGAGCTTGGTGCGGACTCGCTGGTGGCACTCGCCGAGCGGTTCGAGGCGGGCCGTTTCTCGGCCCGCGATGTGCTGGCGCTGGTCGTGGCGGGTCTGCGCGGCGGTGGTTGGCAGGGCGCGGCGACCGATCTGCGCACGGCCGAGATCGAGGGCGGGCCGGCGGAGGCGGCACGGGTTGCCGCGAGGCTTCTGGCACGTGCCTTTGCACTGCCGGAGGTGCGGTGAGCGGCTTCGACTGGGCAGGGCTGATGCGCGCGGGGCTGCGCGGCCTGGGGCTGACGCCGGCCGAGTTCTGGCGGCTCACGCCCGTGGAGCTTCTGGTGATGCTGGGCGTGGAGGCGGGGCCGGCGCCGATCACGCGGGCGCGGCTCGAGGAGCTGGCGCGGGCATATCCCGACCGGCGGCAGGAGGACGGGCAGAATGGCGACCCCTGACGAGATGGCCGAGGGCGTGGCCGCGCTGGAGGCAAGCCTTGCCGGGGCGCAAGGGATGGCGGCGGCCTTCGATGCCGAGCTGCAGGCGATGCGCCAGTCGTTGTGGATGACCGGGCGGGAGGTGAACGTGCTGTCAGCCGGGATCGGCACCGGGCTGAGGCGGGCCTTCGACGGGCTGGTGTTCGACGGGATGAAGCTGTCGGACGCGCTGAGGCTGCTCGGCCGGTCGATCGTCGATACCATCCAGTCCATCGCCATGCGGCCGGTTCAGGATGCGCTGGGCGGCGCGCTCGCGCGCGGGATCGGCGGGCTTCTGGGTGGGGTGCTGCCCTTTGCACAGGGCGGCGGCTTTGCCCAGGGACGGGTGATGCCGTTTGCGCAGGGCGGCGTGGTCACCGGACCGGTGGGCTTTCCCATGCGCGGCGGCCGCGGGCTGATGGGCGAGGCGGGGCCGGAGGCGATCCTGCCGCTGGCGCGAGGGCCGGACGGGCGGCTTGGCGTGCGCGGCGGCGTCGGCGGACGGCCGGTCAACGTCACAGTCAACGTTGCCACGCCCGATGTCGCCGGCTTCGAGCGCAGCCAGGCGCAGATCGCCGCGCAGATGGCCAGGGCGCTGGCCCGCGGACAGCGGAACAGGTGAGGGGATGGGGTTCCACGAGGTGCGGTTTCCCGCCAACCTGAGCTTCGGCTCGGTCGGCGGACCCGAGCGGCGCACGGAGATCGTGACGCTGGTCAACGGATTCGAGGAGCGCAACAGCCCCTGGGCGGACTCGCGGCGCCGATACGATGCCGGCGTGGGCTTGCGCAGCCTCGACGACCTTCAGGCGCTGATCGCCTTCTTCGAGGCCCGGCGCGGCCAGCTTCACGGCTTCCGCTGGAAGGACTGGGCCGACTTCAAGTCATCTCCTGCCTCCCGGCCAGTGGGCTACGAGGACCAGGTCATCGGGGTGGGTGACGCGCATCGTACCGCCTTCCGGCTGTCCAAGACCTATCGCTCGGGCGGCTGGAGCTACGACAGGCCGGTGGTGAAGCCCGTGGCTGGCAGCGTGCTGGTGGGCATCGAGGGGGTGCCGAAGGTGCTGGGGGCGGATTTCGGGGTCGACGCGACGACCGGCACCGTCACCTTCGCCGATCCGCCGCCGCGCGGGGCGCAGGTGACGGCCGGTTTCGAGTTCGACGTGCCGGTGCGCTTCGATACCGACCGCATCCAGGTGTCGGTGGCAAGCTTCCAAGCAGGTGACGTGCCGGTGGTGCCGGTGATCGAGGTGCGGCAGTGACCGGCACCATCGGCGAGCATCTGGCGCGCGGGGTGACGACGGTCTGCCGCGCGTGGGCGGTGCGTCGGCGCGACGGGGTGGCGATGGGCTTCACCGACCACGATCGCGACCTTGCCTTCGAGGGCGTGACCTTCCGTGCCGCCACCGGACTGACGGCAAGCGCGCTGCAGCAGACCTCCGGGCTGTCGGTCGACAACAGCGAGGCGGCCGGCGCATTGTCGGACGCCGCGGTGACCGAGGCCGACATCCTGGCCGGGCGCTTCGACGGCGCCGAGGTGCAGGTCTGGCGCGTCAACTGGGCCGACGTCGCGGAGCGCGCGCTCCTCTTCCGCGGCTCGATCGGCGAGGTGGTGCGGGACGGCGGCGCCTTCCGCGCCGAGCTGCGCGGGCTGACCGAGGCGCTGAACGTGCCGCAGGGGCGGCTGTTCCAGCGCTCCTGCGCGGCGGTGCTGGGTGACGGGCGGTGCCGCTTCGACCTTGGTGCTGCGGGTTATGCCGCCGAGCGCGCGGTCGAGAGGGTGGAAGAGGGGCGGGTATTCCGCTTTGCCGACTTCGCCGGATTCGACGACCGCTGGTTCGAGGCCGGACGGCTTCAGGTTCTGACCGGTGCAGCGGCCGGGCTGGTCGCCGTGGTCAAGAACGACCGGCTGTCGGCGGCGGTACGAGAGGTTGAGCTCTGGCATGCCCTGGGCGCGGCAGTCGGCCCGGGCGACATGATCCGGCTGGAGGCCGGGTGCGACAAGCGTCCGGAGACCTGCCGGCTCAAGTTCGACAACCTCCTTAACTTCCGCGGCTTTCCAGATATTCCGGGCGACGACTGGCTGGCCGCCGTGCCAGCGCG